CCAATATACAGCACCATTAATAAAAACTGCTGCGTGTTGACCAATGCATCCACAATTCGTACCAACTTGTCTAACACTAAATGTAAATGGTGGGCCAACAAATTGTATAACATAAGCTGCAAGATCAGTTATGACAAACACATAGTCTTTACCTTGAAGTGCTGCTCTAATTTCGTTACCTGTATCTAGTCTAAATGTACCTGCTGTGTTAGTAGCTGTTGGTGTGTATAGATTTAAATTTTCTTGATCAGAAAATCTTACAAACATCGGATCTTGTGTTGCCGGAGTTCCAATAGTTGTTTCTGTTCCAAAGTGAAATAAGTGTCTGTCTCTATCTGAAGTTAACGTAAATCTAGTAGCTCCAGGGTTGTTTGTAGTTGCAAAATTAGTTGTTGTCTTAGATGCTCTTTGAGCTCTAGGATTAGATGCCCCAGCGTCCCATGTAAAAGTTTCTCCATCAAAAATAGTTGCAACTAATACTTGACCAAAATTATCAAGACTCCAGTTTCCTGGATCTAAAGTTACTGTGCTTGTGCTTCTAGGTGTGTTCCAAGTGCTATCACCCCATGTTGACGTACTCCAACCAAAACCTGTTGTTTGTGTTCTTGGTCCTACAACAACATAAGGATTAACAGTTACAGCTCCTGCTGCTGTCATACCTGACCCTGTTTCAGCAGTGGCTGCTTGTACAGTAAATTTATCTGCGTCTGGCACAGTTAATATTTCATAAACTTTTTCTAAATCTGAAGCTGTGTAAGCCGATGCTCCAGTGACTGTTACACTCGATAAAGTTACATATCGTCCAACAGCTAAACCATGAGAACCTTTGTTAATAGTTACAGTTCTTGATCCATTAACCGTTGTTAATGTTCCTCCCGTGATTGCCGTATCTAAAGGTGTAATGTCAAAAAAATCATTACCATAGTATAAAAATAAACCTTGAGATGTACCAATAGCAGCGTATTTCTCACCAGCAAAACTTGCAAAGGCGTGTTGAGCTCTTGCAACTCCTGGTAAAGTCTTTTGCCCTGAAGTTAATTGTAACCAACCACCTATTTTTTCAGGTAGTCCATATCTAAATCTAACAAAATCACCATCTGTCCACTGACCTTCTGCCCCTGATTCTGTGTCTTGTTTGTTAAATCCAGCCTTGAATTTTAATTTTTGTAGCATATAATGGCTTATATAATAATTTTACAGAGAATGAAAGTAGCATAATTATGGATCATTTAGAAGGGGTTGTTGTATTAAAAAATATAACAAATCTTGATTTTTGTAAAAGAATAATAGACCTGACAAATGAAAAAGCTAAAAAAAATCTAAAGGTTAAAAGAGGTTTGCATACAGACGAAAGAAATGTGAAAGGATATTTTTTGAATTTTAATACTCCTACGAATATGTTTTATTGGAATTACGTGAAAGCAGAAATAGAAAAATGGTACAGTCTTTATAAAACTAAATTTCCTAAAATGGAAACCAATAAGATTAATCAA